ATCGTCTGCTGAGTCAGGCCAATGGCGTACATCTCGCGCACCATATCAGCAAGAGATTATGGATGCTTTTAACGAGCATAATATAGAACGCATAGTAGTAATGACTTCTTCACAAGTTGGTAAAACTGAAATCTTATTAAATGCTATTGGCTACTATATAGACCAAGATCCATCTCCAATGCTAGTTGTGCAACCTACTTTGGCTATGGGACAGTCTTTTTCTAAAGACAGACTTGCAGCAATGATAAGAGATACAGAAAAAATACGCGATTGCATAAAAGATGCAAGAAGTAGAGATAGCGGCAATACTACAATGCATAAAAAATTTGCAGGCGGTCATATATCAATAGTTGGTAGTAATTCTCCAGCAGGATTAGCATCAAGACCAATTAGAATATTACTAATGGATGAAGTTGACAGGTTTGAGGCTTCTGCAGGATCAGAAGGAAGTCCAGTTAGTTTGGCTACAGCCAGGACAAAAACATTTAACAACAGAAAAATATTTTTATGTTCTACACCTACAATTAAAGGATTATCAGCTATAGAGACAGCTTTTGAGGAATCAGATAAAAGATATTATCAAGTGCCATGCCCTGAGTGCAATCATTATCAAATATTAAAATGGAAAGGGGTTGTGTGGGATGAAGATAAACCGGAAACTGCTGCATATGCTTGCGAGGATTGTGGTTCAGTCATAAACGAGGCAAAAAAGCCCTGGATGTTAAAACATGGTAAATGGGTTGCAACTGCAGATTCTATAAAGACAGCAGGCTTTCATATTTCAGAATTGTATTCAGTTTGGTCAACCTGGGCTGATATGGCAAAAAACTTCCTGGAAGCAAAAAAACAACCTGAAATGTTAAAAACGTGGATTAACACTGCATTAGGAGAAACATGGGAAGAGCAAGGCGATGCAGTAGAATATGAGACATTATTGGAAAGAAGGCTAAATTACGATCATAAAACAATACCCGAAGATGTATTGATCATAACTGCTGGATGCGATGTGCAAAAAGATCGTATTGAGTGTCAGACTGTGGGGTGGGGAAAACAATACGAAGCATGGGTTATTGATTATAAAATCTTTTGGGGTGATCCAAACGCACTGAATGTATGGAATGAGTTAGATAATTATCTTAAAAAAAGATTTATGACTGAGACTAAAAGAATAATACCTATCTCATGTTGCACCATTGATTCAGGTGGACATCATACAAACATGGTTTACCACTTTACTAAACCAAGACAAGCACGAAGAGTGTTTGCAATTAAAGGTTTATCACAAGCCGGCAAGCCAATTGCTAACAGGCCAACCTTTGTGGGTAAAAATAAAGCTGTTTTGTATGGTGTTGGTACTGATACTGCAAAAGAGGCTATATTCGCTAGATTGTCTAGTGAGCCTGAAGATTCTACATTGCATTTTTGCATGGACTTAGATGAAGAATATTTCCAACAGCTTACAAGTGAAAAAAGAATTACAAAATTTGTAAGAGGTAAAAAATCTTTAGTCTGGAAACAGATTAGACCAAGAAATGAGGCTTTAGACACATTAGTCTATAATTTTGCTGCTATTTACATATTAAATCCTAATTTTGACACAATTGAAGCTAAAATTATGCAAAAAAGCACAATGCCAAGCGAACAACAGCAAAAAAGAAATAAAATTGACATAAAAAGGCAAAATTTTGCGACTTCATGGAAATATAAGTAATTTGCTAAAACATATTGCAAATTTGCACAACAACGATTACATTAAGATAAGATTAATCTATTTCGCGAGGTTTTTTTGAGCAATTTATTTGATAGAACTAACTATCCAAGTCAAGAGCCTAATGAATTGGTTGTGGGTGACTATTGGGCATGGCGCAGAGACGACTTAGCTGGTGATTATCCGCCTGACTCATATGCTTTAACTTACGAATTTCACGAGGACAGTGGCGGTGGTGGCGGTCACAAATTCACTATAACAGCTACTGAGGCTGATAATACTTATTATATTGAAGTCCCTACTACTACAACAGACGATTATATAACTGGCGATTTTATATGGTCAGCATATATAACTAGGTCTTCAGATTCAGCAAGAATACAAATAGATACAGGCAGAACAAAAATAACAGCTAACTTAGCAGATACTAATGTTGATTTAAGAAGTCATGCTAAAAAAGTGCTTGATGCTATAGAAGCTGTTATCGAAGGTCGCGCAACAATAGATCAATCATCATTCTCTTTAGGTGGTAGATCACTTTCAAGAATGTCTGTTGATGAATTGATGACATTTAGAGATAGATATAGAGTCGAATATTTAAAAGAAATTAAATTAGCAAGAATAAGAAACAAACAAGGCTCAGGAAATACAATAAAAATTAAATTTGGCTCACAAAAGTCAATAAATCCAACAAGTTATACATAAAAAGGCCAGGAACAATAGAATATTCAATTTTGGTAAGAAACCAACAATAAAACAAAGATTTAAACAGCAAAGAAGCTATGCCGGTGCTAATACTGGTAGATTATTTGCTGATTTTGTGACTAGTTCTACTTCTGCAGACGCTGAAATTAAAGATAACATCAGATTATTAAGAGATAGAGCAAGAGAATTAGCAAGAAACGACTCACATATTGCAAGATACTTAAATTTAATGATTTCTAATGTTATTGGTAAGTCAGGAATAAGAATAAGCGCAAAAGTAAGGCTTGAAGATCAAGTTAATTCAGGAAAATTAGACATACAAGCAAATCAACTTATTGAGTCTGCATGGCGTGAATGGTCAAAAATGGGCAATTGTACTGCTAATGGCAGATTATCATTCTTAGATTGTCAAAAAATAGCAATAGAATCACTTGCAAGAGACGGAGAGGTCTTAATTAGGAAATTAAAAGTTCCAGGATCTAAATTTGGCTTTCAAATACAGTTTTTAGAAGCAGATCATTTAGATGAAGATTTAAACGAGGTATATAAAGGCACTGGCAACGAAATTAAAATGGGTGTTGAGGTTGATAAGTATGATAAACCAGTTGCATATCATATATATAAACATCATCCTTATGATAAAACTTATATGAATGAAAACGAACATATAAGAGTGCCAGCAGAAGAGATTATCCATCTATACATGCCAACAAGACCGGAACAAACAAGAGGAGTCACTAGCATTGCTACTGTTATGGCTAATATTAAGCAATTATCAGCATATTTAGAGGCTGAAATTGTGAGTGCAAGGATTGCAAGTAGTAAGATGGGCTTTTTTACAAGTTTGGATGGTGATGGGTATGTTGGTGATTCAGAATATGAGGACACATATAATCCAGTTTCTACTGCAGCACCAGGACAATTTGAACAATTACCAGCAGGCATGTCATTTCAGAGTTTTGATCCTCAACATCCAACAAGTGCCTTTGATAGCTTTACATCTAATGTATTAAGAAGTATTGCTTCAGGTCTAAACATTTCATATCACGCCTTGTCTAATGATTTGACAGCAGTTAATTATTCCTCGATCAGACAAGGCGCGTTAGAGGATAGAAGTGTTTATCAAATATGGCAGCAATTTTTAATACAACACATGATTGAGCCTATATTCTCAGAATGGATTGAAATGGCTATTTCTTCAGGTTATTTAACACTGCCAATAGAAAAAGTTGATAAATTTGTACAGTCAATATCCTATATTCCAAGAAACTTTGCCTGGATAGATCCTTTAAAAGAAATGCAGGCAAATGTAGTTGGTTTACAAAATGGAACAGTCACATATTCTGACATAAGCAGTGCGTATGGCAGAGATACTGAAGAATTATTCGAACAACATCAAAAAGAGGTTGAATTAGCAAAACAATATGGCATTGAAATAGCTTATCAACCTTTTGGATCAAAATTACCGGTTGAGGCTAACGTACAAGGTGGAGAAGAAGATGGCGACACCTAACGAAGGCATGAAAGCTGAAGCAAAAAAAGGCTTAGACTGGCGAGAGGAGTTTGGTAGAGGTGGCACTAGAGTTGGTGCAGTGAGAGCAAGACAAATAGTAGCTGGTGAAAATTTATCAGACGATACTATTAAAAGAATGTATAGTTTTTTTAGTAGGCATGAAGTTGATAAGCAAGCTGAAGGCTTTAACGCTGGCGAGGATGGTTATCCTAGTAATGGTCGTATTGCATGGGCATTATGGGGTGGCGATGCTGGTTATACCTGGTCAAAAAGACTAGTAGAAAAAATGAATGAGGAAAAATCTATGGATAACAAAGAAGATAGACATATTGTAAACGTGACAGAGACTGATGAAACAGTTGTTGTTGAGTTTGCAAAACATGAAAAAGAAGAAGAAATAGAAGACATTGAAGAAACTGAAGATGCAAGGCCTTATCATGATGATGAAGACGAAGAGAGAAAGGTTGTTGATATGCCGATTAGATATAGAAACATAGATTTCTCAAAAGCTAAATTTATTGATGAGGAGACAAGAACAGTTAGAATCGGTGTTTCTTCAGAGGAACCAGTAGAGAGATCTTTTGGTTTAGAGATATTAAGTCATAAGGCTGAAGATATAAACATGGAGTTTATAAATTCTGGCCGTGCGCCATTGCTTTTAGATCATGACATGACAAAGCAAATTGGTGTTATAGAAGAATTCAAACTTGATGAAACTGCTAAAAGGACAATTGCAGTTGTGCGATTTGGTAAGAGTCGCCTGGCTTCTGAAGTGTTTGAAGATGTAAAGGATGGTATACGACTCAACATAAGTGTCGGATATCGAGTAGATAAATTAATGAGAATGAAAAACGAGGACAAAGTAGCATATAGAGCAGCTTGGACGCCAATGGAAGTTTCTTCCGTTTCAGTTCCGGCTGATCAGAGCAGACTTGTCGGAGTTGGACGCTCTCAATCTTTCAAGGAGATAAAAATGGATAACGACGTTAATTTAGACGAAGTTAAAGCTAAATCTGCTGAAGAAGTCAAAGCTGAATTAAAAAGAAACTCACAAGAGATCTACAAATTAGCTGAAAGACATAACCAAAAAGATTTAGCTGCAAAAGCTATTGCTGAGCATAAAACTATTGAAGAATTTAGAGGCATTTTACTTGAAACAATTGCAAGTGAGCCTTTAGAGACTCCAAAAGAAATTGGTCTTAGCAAAAAAGAAATGAAGAGATTTAGCCTAGTAAGAGGTATTAATGCGCTAGCTAATCCTTCTGATAGAAAAGCACAAGCAGACGCTGCTTTCGAATTCGAATGTTCGGCTGCTGCTGCAGAGGCATATGGTAGAAACTCACAAGGTCTTTTATTACCACCTGAAGTGTTAGCTGATTGGTCAAAAAGAGATCTAAACACTACAGACGATGCTGGTTTAGTAGGTCAAGATTTCAGAGGCGGAGATTTTATTGACGCTTTAAGAAATTCATCTTCAGTAATGCAAGCAGGCGCTACATTATTAAGAGGACTTACTGGCGATGTTAAAATTCCTAAGAAAACTGCTTCTTCAACTGCTGCATTCGTATCAAGCGAAGGAACTGCTGTTGCTGAGTCAGAAATGACTATTGGCAGTGTGACAATGTCACCTAAGACATTAGGTTGCTTTACAGACGTGACAAGACAGCTTTTAGTGCAGTCTTCATTAGATGTAGAAAACTTAATTAGAAATGACATAGCACAAAGCATGGCTTTAGCTATTGATGATGGCGCTCTTGAGGGCTCAGGCACATCAGGCAACCCAACAGGTATTAAGAACACATCAGGTATTAATACAGTGACTTTTGCTGCTGCTAACCCAACATGGGCTGAAACAGTAAACCTAGAGTCACAAGTAGCTGTTGATAATGCTTTATTAGGAAATCTATCTTATATCGTTGGTGCTGCTGATTACGGCTCACTAAAAACAACTGAGAAAGCTACAAACACTGCTCAGTTTATAGTAGATAGAGATGGTAGGATTAATAACTATCCAGTAATTGTTTCAAACCAAGTGACTTCAGGCGATCATTACTTCGGTAATTTCTCTGATTTACTAGTCGGATTCTTTGGTGGTCTTGATATAATCGTGGATCCTTACACGAATTCATCTAGTGGAACAGTTAGAGTTGTTGGCATACAAATGATTGATGTTGCTGTTAGAAATGCAGTTTCATTCTGTCTTGGTAATGACGGCTAATGGTATTAACTACTAAAAATGGTGGGGTGAATAACCCCACCTCTAATGAGATGCATAAATATTTAATATTAAGAGACACAATTGCAAATAAACAGAGAGTTTTTGCAGGAGATGTTGTAGAGTTAAATCAAGCGGAAGGCTATGCGCTTGTGTCAAATAAAAAAGCAGAACTCTACAAAGAAAAGCCAAAAGCAAAAAAATCAGATAGAAGCGTAGGTTTAAAAAAATCAGAAGCAAAGCCAATAAAAAAAAGAGTTAAAAAATAATGGCTATGGAGTTTGATAGAGATTTTGATGGTTATTTGGATGCAGATTATGGGCATGGCATTAATTTAACCTACACGCCATCAGGTGGCTCTGCAACTACCATAAAAGCTATTTTAAACCAGGAATATGTTGATATAGACACTGGCGGCCTACCAGTCCAAGGCTTTCAACCCGTAGCACATGTGAAAACAACAGACATAGCTAATATAGCTTATGGTGACGATATAGCTGCACCAGCAATAACTAATTTAGACGGAACTACAATAAAAGCTGCTACAAATTACAAAGTTATAAACTATGAGCATGACAATTTAGGCATGACGTCTTTATTGCTTGAGGTTCAATAATGGCACACGTAAGACAGCAAATAAGAGAATATTTTGGAACTACTTTAACAGGTCTTACAACTACAGGCTCAAATGTTTATGAGTCAAGAGTTTATACACTACAAGAAGACACATTGCCATCTTTAGCCATCTATACTAAATCAGAAATATCTGAGCCAATTGTTATTGGCACTGATAGAACAATGAGCAGAGAATTATCTGTTGTTGTTGAGGGCTATTGTAAGGCTACTAGTAATTTTGATGATACTATTGATACAATAAGTGTAGAAGTAGAAGAAGCTATAGCGTCAGATAGAACGTTAGGCGGTCTAGCAAAAGATGTATATTTAGAGTCTACTGAAATTGAGTTCACTAATGATGGTGAGCAACCAGTTGGCTATGTTAGACTTACTTTTTTAACAAACTATTGCGTCCAGGAAACTAATCCGGATGTCGCAGTATAACAGGAGACAATTATGAAATTAATTAGTCCAAATGGTAAAAGTTCAATAATCGCTCATCCTTCAAAAGTTGAGTCATTGAAAAAATTGGGCTGGAAAGAGGAAGCAGTCCAAGCGAAAGCAAAAATTAAATCTTCTTCTAACAAAAATAAAAAAGAGGTAGAAAATGGCGATTCATAAGGGAAGCGAAGGCACTGTACACGTTGGAACAGATGCAGTGGCTGAGATTAAATCTTATTCTGTAGAAGAAACCATGGATACGATTGAAGTGACTACTATGGGCGGAACTTTTCGTGATTACAAAACATCTTTAACATCTTTCAGTGGAAGTTTAGATGTATTTTGGGACGAAGAAGATACCGCACAAATTGCATTGTCAGTAGGCAGTGAAGTGACTATAAAATTTTATCCTGAAGGAACTGCAACAGGTGCTAAGTATTATGAAGGTACTGCATTAGTGACTGGTTTAAACATATCAGCATCATTCGATGGTATGGTTGAGGCTAGCATTT